TGGGCTATTGGTAACTTCTATGTAAGCATTAACTAAGTCTTCACTAGACATACTTTTAAACTTTGACAAAGTTTCGGGTGTTAACTTACCATCGTTATTATAGTATTCATCAGATGCTTCTGTTATAAGACTAGCATTGTCTGATAATGAACTTGGTTCAGATTCAGATTCTGACTCAGGTTCAGCTGTCTCTACATCTTCTTTTGTTTGTGATCCTAATTTAGACTCGAGCTCTTTGTATGCTTTTTCTAAATCTTCAGCTGTTTTATACTTACCAGCTAGTAAAGTATCCTGTTCAGCTGCTATCTTTTCCCCAACAGCCAGAGAGTCTTGCTCATCTGGCGTAAGGTTATCTGCTACAGTCTCTGTTTGTACTGTTGTATCAACTGTAAATGTTTTGTCTTCTGCTGTTGCCATTCTATTCTTGTGGTGGTGCGTCTTGAGGTGACATCATTCCTTCCATCATAGCTGAAGCTTGGTCTGCTAACTCTGGATTCTTGCTTGGGTCCATAAGTGGAGTGCCTGCAAGCTGTCCAGTCTGTTTCACAAGCTCTTGCTGTGCTTGTTGAGCCATCATCATCTGCTTCTCTTGCTCCATCTGCTCAGGAGTCTTGATTAGATTTAATACATCTATACCCTGTGCAGCTGCGAGTCTTTGTACAGCTTCTGTTGGATTGATATACTTCATCATAGCTTCTGGTCCTAGAGTTTGAGCTATTGTAGCCATGAATCTAGTTAAAGCTTCGTTGTCTTGTCCTCTTCCTAATGAATTTATACCAGCTACTATCTTAGGTCTAACGACATCTTTAGGTAGCTTAGGTATTTGGTTTGATCTCTGTAATATTAACAGAGTTCTATTGAGGTAGGGTACTAAGAACTCTACCGTTAACAAGCTGAACAGTCCGCCAAGGGATTGCTCTAGCTCTAGCTGAGTAAGGCGTACCTCTTCAGCGGTGACCCTTTCAGCGTTTCGCACGTTCATAACTAGGAACGCTTCAAGGATTCTTTTCTCTATTGACTGCGACATCTGTGCAGCTGTGGAGAAGTCAGCAGTCTTACCTACTTGTACTACTCCTACATCTTCTGGTCTACCCTGTATGATAGCTCCGTTACCAGCCTTGGATAAGGTTTGGGGTTTGGTTGTAGCAGATGGTGATACAAGAAAGATAACTTTACTTGCTACACTAGCACCTTCTACGAGAGCTTGAGACAATCCATTGAGACTACGTAAGTCTCCTATAAATTCCTCTACTCTTCCACGTCCGTAGTCCTCTCCGTCTACTGTATTGAATCGAAGCACTAACCATGGTGAAGCATTTTTCGGTGCGGAGCTTTGGCTTCCGGGTAGGATCATGTCATCCACTTCCTGATACCATCTCCAACTACCGCTCTGCTCATCCATCTTAACACAGGTGTATACCTCAGCGTCGTCTTCATTGGGACCCTCATCGTTACTCGTCGGGTCTAGTTTTGATTTCTCTATTCCTAATACTTTGCGACTAATTAATTCTTTAGTCACGATCTCGATAACATTACCGTTACCATCTCTATTAACTACGTATCTATTTAATGGGAAATGTTTAAGTCCATCTTTGCCCATAAATATAAGAGCGTTACCAGATACGATTAGATGTTTTAAAGCTTGATGTACTACAACTCTATCATTTGATGCAGCTATGAAATCCATAATCAATCTCTCTATCTTTGAGAATGATAAGTCTAACTCAGTACGCATCATAGGATCTAGTGTTTCACCTAACTTGTCGTCCCTGACTTGTAGCTTAAAGAAGCTAGTCTGTGGCGGTAGGGTTGCGAGCATGAGCTTTGCAGCTAACGTGACAACTGCTTTAGCTCCGACTGACTGCCATGGTTGTTGCAGATTTCGCTTGCCTTTGTAGTTGTCGTCTCTTGTTACAAGATATGGTAAGGTAAGTTCAGAACATTCAACTGCCATATCTAGAAACTGAGTTCTACCTGATGATAGTTGATTGTATCGTTCCTTAGCCTTATACATTCATGCCTCCAGTACTACTACCACCTGTTGTGCCGGGGTTAACATTAATTTTAAGAGCATCTGTACCAGTTTTCTTGGCAGCTCCTTTTGTTTTAGCTTTCGCTGTTGTTCCATACTCTACGCCTGCTGTTGCATCAGGATCTACTAACTCTTTCTTGCTAGGTAGTCTAGATGCTTGCACTACATCAGGCTGCCTTGGTTGTATAGGAGCTGGTGTAGGCATAGGTGATGGGCTTGATCTAAATAGACACATCGTCTTCTTCTAAAATAGTTTTTACATATTGTACCACTTCCCATTGTCCGGAGCGATACATAATGGAGGCTAAATCCTCCTTGGGGTGGACGGGACGCCAAGCAAACTTGGCTTCCAGATCCTCTACCAATGTCTTTAACTTTTCAGATTGAAAACTAAGCGTATTGAGGGAGGTTTGTATTTGCATGTTCAAAAAATGCGGGCATACGAGCTGCTCTGGTGTCAGAAAACTGTGGGGCTTTACCCTGATACATTAACTGATCGCTCGCATCCGCCCAAAATTTTTTCGACAAATATTTATCAGTATTGTTTTCTGTTAAGGGTTGTAGTACCCATTGTATAGTTGCCTTCCGAAGCTTATCCAAAGAAGAGCTAGGAACAAGACCCAACTCAGCACATACGAGACTATTTGTCGCAACGTGTATCTGTTCATCTCTGGATATATCAGCTGATACTGTTCTGAGAGCAGCATCACCAAGAAAGCGAAACATAGGTAATAGAACAAAGAATATAGCTCGCTCTGCAACGAGTGCCTTTGTGATAGTGTGATCAGGGTGTGTAATCCAAGCATCTCTCAGTCTTAACGCCTCCAGTTCAGCTTGGGGATCAGCCCCGTGGGCATCAACAATGAAACCCAAAGCGAGATCATGCTTGACCTCGTCTTTAACGTTTGACTCAAGAAGTGTCCTCGCTGCTGACGGGACTGTCCGCTCCAAGCCTTGTGAAATGAAGTCTCCCACTGGTAGCTCCATATGACGTATTGCGAGAGCACGCTTGATGGTTTCTTCAGCACCTTCTTTGATCTCCCCTTTCGTAGGTTGGACTGGTGTCCATGTTCTTTTTCTTTCTAGTAGTTGTGTGTAAGGATGTTTTCTCATTGTTCGCAGTCACATTTAATTTTATTATCATTCTCTACAATGCTTGCTAAGAAATCTTGTACATCCTGATCGCCGAGTGCTGCGTAAGCATCAGACTTATCTTGAACGTCTCCCATTACTTGTAAGCTGTAGTACAAAGAGGTCTGTGGGCTTCCTAGCCACTCCTCTATAAATGCTTCATTGTATACAACTACATCACTCCAAGAGTTGAAGCTGTATCCATGAAGCAAACCTGTCCTATCGAGCATCGTCATGATTTCGTCTGCTACACGCTTGTATGCGTCCCATCCTACTTCACTTGCTATCTCAACGTCTCCATAGTTGACTCTATCTACTCCGAACTCGCCGGAATCTCTGTCAACCATCTTAGCTATTGGCGGTGCTATCTCGGGTGTACATGTAAAGCCGTCTAGGTCTCTACTGCGATAGCTGCAACTGGCAGTGGGTGCAATAGCGAACGCCCTTACCATATTATTATTGTGTGCTACTTGTGCCGCTTCAAAAACCGCTCTGTCCAAGGCAACAGCCGCCATACCGGCTTCGTTGGCTGCACTATATCCTCTGTTGACAAGACGGAGGGCTTCTCCGAAGTCTTTGTAGCTGATGTTGTAACGTCTGAGGAAGTTGGCAAGACCGAGCACTCCAAGCCCCACTTGTCTGTCGACTTCTGGGGTAAGGTATTCTCCAGATTCTCCAACACCTGTCCGGCCATGGAGATCACACAACTCGGACATGCCTGATACGAAAGCCTCTTGTAGGTTGTCGAGTGTACAGGCACCGAGATTGACATGCTGTAACAAGCAAGTTCCACGTGAGGGCAAGTATACTTCAAGGCAGACGTTCCCATAGATACGCTCCCCGGTATTGGGGTCGTGTTTGATTTTGTTGAGCCAAACATCTCCTGATTTGATTCCATAGATTAGTGCATCCTTTGTAGTTTGATCTGCAAACTTCCACATGTCATCGTCAATGTCGATACATCTTTTGACCCAAGGTAATTCTGATCTGCTTGCAGTTATAAAGTCCACCGCATCTGGGTGGCATAGGTCGAGGTGCAATACAATAGCACCATTTTTATAAGCTCCACCTCTTCTTAAGGTTTCGTTTAGAGCTGAATATATTTTACCAAAGCTAACTGGACCTGTAGCTACAAGTCCTTTATCGTTAGTTGATCCGGCGTGGCTAAGCTTAGATAGGTGGATTGCACAGCCTGCACCAAAT